CCATGCACTTTCGCGGAAGCGTGGCGGTCAAGCAGCGGCTGTTAAGCGCGGGCATGCACGCCACCAAGGTCGAGATGTACCGTGGGATCGGCGAGACATGGGTGGCAGAGACCGAGCGGGGCCGACGGTGGGTCTCCCACACCAAGCAGGGGTGGAAGATCTCGAAGGCTGCGCCGGTGAATAATAATCGCGATACCACAGCGATTCCGTAGGATAGATATAATGGCCAATCGACACGTGATATCCAGATCAGAAATCGCCAGCGGGCTTGAGGCCTACAAGGGCGTGCCAGATGCGACGCTCAAATCGGCGTGCGCGAGATATCTGGCCAGTCTCAACACCGAGGCGCAGCGCCGGGAAACCTCCCTGCGTATGCCAGCCGAGGAGCGCCAGGCAAACGCAAGGGCCGCGATTGCGGCGCGGTGGTCGAAGCGTCCTGCGGGCGAGCTCACAGCTGACCAGGCCGCGGTCATCACCAGGATGAGCGGATCTGAAACCGTCACCATCAAGGCCACGGCACCGCGCCGACGAGCTGCGATCGCTGCACTGGCCGCCGCCGAGAAGCTCTGGGTCGTATCGCAGACCGCGACCCAAGCCACCCTGTCATCTGTGACGCCCAAGTCAGCGAAATAGCTGGCCTTTGCAGGCTGGCCACCCGTTCAGTGCTTTTTCTTTGTCCATCTGTTGACATACGCGAACGATAGCGTAAGATTAAATCATGGAAACGACGCGACGAACGAACCGCACGACACAGGAACTACCCGCCGTCGAGACGCTCGCCGACATCTACGCGACCGACCCCGAGCGCATTTTCACCCACCGCCACGAGCCCGTAACCCGTCCCGCCCGCAATTGGAGCGCAGCCGGTCTCGATCGTCTACTCTCTGACCTGGAGGAAACCCGATGATTGCCATGCTTCTCGCCGCCGCCCTAAACTCGCAACCCGTCGCCACGGCGACCTACGAGGCCCACGTCTACATCGAGACCGCGCACGCCATCCACATCGAGCGCCACACCCGCGCCGCGGAGCTGGGTCGGTGGCTCGACCAGCTCGATGGTGAGCGCATCCGCGCCGCTGCGGTATGGACGCCTTTTGCGGACGAGAGCGACGATGCCAGCCCGTTCGAGGGTCAGCCGTGAGGATCGCAACCATCGCGCTTGTGTCTCTATTCCTGGCCTGCGCAGGCAACGGATCGGGGATCTCTCTGACCACCCCGCCGGACGCCGCTTGGGGCGAGGAGGTGGCAGCTCCCGCGCCAGACGTGCAGGCATCTGTGGACACGCTGGTGATCCCCGGCCCAGAGGCGCAGCCAGACACGCGGCCAGCTCCCGACGTGGGCGTGGCGATGGGCCCAGAGGTGAGCCTGGATACCCTGCCGCCCGTCCAGGCTGATGTGCAAATCTCCGTCGATGCGCTCCCGGCGCAGCCGGACACCATGCGTGCGCTAGGTCCAGAAGCCGGACGTGAGGCAGGGCCAGAGGTCGCGCAGTTATCCTCCTTCACGAGTTGCACCTACCGCGCCGTGCGTGTCGAGGTGGCCAAGCAGGGGGTCTACTGCGGACAGTATCCCCAGATCGGACCACAAGGCGGAATCGTCTGCTACACGGGGTGCACGGTTGAGTCCACGATGACCGACTTGGGCACGCTGACCAATGTGTCCGGGACGCCACCCATTGACGTCCCGCCGACGGTCGACTGTATGTCGGTCATTGACGACTTTGCCACGAGCGGAAGCACAAACTCTCGCGCCGGGCTGTGCTTTCAGACCACGGCCACTTGCGCCACGGTGTGTCCATCGCAGTGACCGCGCGGTGACCGCGTAGCACCACCTACACCCACCGCCAGGCCACCGCCAGGCCACCACTTGACCGGACTGCCCGTTGCGAGTACCACCTGATGTAAGGTGTCGAAGTCGAAAGCAAGAACTGAATCGGAACAGATTGCTATGAGCGATAGGATCCCGATCGACGTCTTAGCCGCCGACCCGAAGAATCCGCGGCAGATGTCCGACCGGGCTCGGGATGGGCTCAGTGTTTCGCTCGAAACCTTCGGGCCGCTCGACATCGTCTTCAACGAGACCACCAAGCAGCTCGTGTCTGGGCATCAACGGATAGCAGCGCTCAAAGCGGCGGGGGCAACCGAACTGGTGCGCGATGGCGAATGGTTCTACGTCGAGCATCCGAAGACCAAGGAGCGCTTCCCGGTTCGAATGGTGGCGTGGGATGAAACGCGCCAGCGGATGGCCAACTTGGTCGCCAACAACGACAAGCTAGGCGGCACTTTCACCGAGGACGCGCTGGCGCAGCTCAAGGAACTGGAAGACGAGGCTGGCTTCGAACTTCTGGCGCTCGACGAGCTGGAGAAGGAACTAGCTTCCGAGCTGGGCGTAGACGCTGGCGGTGGAGCGGGCGGCAACTGCGACCCCGACGACGTGCCCGAGCCTCCCGCCGAGCCGTTTTCGAAGCGCGGCGACCTGTGGATACTCGGCGAGCACCGGCTGCTGTGCGGGGACTCGACCAGCGCGGAGGACGTGGCGCGGTTGATGGGTGACGAGCGGGCCGGGCTGATGAATACCGATCCGCCGTACGGCGTGGCTTACGCCAACGACGAACGCCCAAATCCTGGGGTGGCGAAGCCACGGGTGGCGAACGATGATCTCTCCGATAAGAAGCTGCAAGAGTTCCTTGAGTCGGCTTTCAAGGCAGCCGTGGCATGCGCCCTTGATGAAAGGGCCGCCTGGTACCTGTGGCATGCGCATCTAACCCAGGGATACTTTGCTGCTGCTGCTGCTGCTGCTGCTGCAAATGTCGTGCTACACCGACAGATTATCTGGGTGAAGCCAGTTCTTTTGCTCGGGCGTGGCCAATACCACTGGAAGCACGAGCCCGCATTCATGGGGTGGGTTAAGGGCAAGCAGCCGCCGGACTACGGCGAAGGTAACGGGGAACGCACGCAGACCACAGTGTGGGAGATCGGGAGCGTGACCCAGGCTGAGCGCAAAGAGTTCAACCACTCGTCACCAAAGCCGGTGGGACTGTTCGAAATCCCAATCGTCAAGCACCTGAAGCCAGGCGAGATTTGCTACGAGCCATTTAGCGGGAGCGCACCGCAGATCATCGCCGCCGAGATGCACGGCCGCCGCTGCTTCGCCATGGAGTTGGAGCCAGCATATGTCCAGGTCGGCGTCGATAGGTGGGCAAAGTTCACCGGGAAAGACCCGATCCTTGAGACGACTGGACAGCATCTATCCGAACTGCGGCGCGATGGGCAGCGTGCATGAGGACCGAGGCGCAGCTATGACAATGGCCAGAACCTCTGCCACTCGTTGCACAGCCGCACATGGTGCAGGACTTCTTTCTTCGGTTGGAAAAGTCCTTGCCGTGCTCCTTGCCATGGCAACACTCCACAAGAAGACGCCAACCTATGGAGCTGGTGCAATGAAATTCACCGGCAAGAAATCGGTGCGCTCCGATGGCTGACGGCTCCCCCTTCCCGCCGAGCAAGCGCGGCACGAACCCGCGCAGCCTGGGCAACCTGCGACCCGGTGTGAAGGGCGAGCCGTCGCGCAACCCCGAGGGACATAACGGGCGCACACGCGCAGAGCGCGTTTCCAAAATTCTAGAGGGTCCAGCGGTTACGCCCATGGAGCTTACGCTGGTACGCAAGCTCGGACTACCCGACAACACGCCCCTGATAGAGGCGCTTGTACACCGCGAGGTTGTGGCTGGCTTTGGCAAGAGCGACCTGGCCCGTAAGGGGCTCCGCGAGCAGTACGCGGGCAAGCCACGGCAGCAGGTAGACCTGACGAGCAGCGACCGCTCAATGTCCCCGAACCGCAAGCCGACCACAGCGGAGTCACGGCAGGACCTGGCCGCGGTAGCCGCCGCACTGGAGTTGGCCGCAAAGAGCAGTGGGGCCACGGACGAGGAACCGACCGGGAGCAAAGAAGGGGAACCGGATCCGACTGCGGAGCCGAAGGCCGAGCCGTGATCGATGCGCGGCTTGCGCAGCTGCAAGCGGAGAGGGCCGCGCTGGTCAGAAGCCTGATCGAGAACGCCGACCCGAGCGATCTTCCCGAGCTGTCCAGGATGGTCCGGGTCGGAGGGCCAGCGCCGGAAACGCCAGACCGCTTTATTCGCCGAGTAGCGCCACACCATCCGCCCCCGCGCCACATCGAGCCCATTCTGAATCTATTTCAGCGCGGGGAATACGAGCCGGTGCGTGCCTGCATCTCGATGCCCCCCGGTCACACCAAGACCTTGACCATCCTGCGATGCATGGCTTGGTGGATGCAGTACCACGGCGGCGACATCAACGCGTACCTGACATACAACGGCGATAAGGCGCTGTTCGAATCCCGCCGCGCGCGCGCCATTGCGTCGGATGCTGGTGTGCGATTCGGAGAGTCCGACGCCATGGGCGCGTGGGAGAACGATGAGGGCGGATACTTCCTCGCTGCGGGCGCTGAGGGTGGCGTTATGGGTAGGCGCATCTCTGGCTGGTGCGTCTACGACGACCCGTATAAAAACCGCATGGATGCCGACAGCGACATCTTCAACCAGCGCATCTGGGAGACCCTGACCGAGGTCATCGTGCCCCGCATGGAAGGCGGGTCCATCCTCGTGGTCATGCAGCGCTGGAATCCCGATGACATGGTCGGGCGCATTGTGGAGGAGTTGGGATGGGAATACATCAACCTCGCTGCCATCGCCGAGGAGAATGACCCGCTTGGCCGCGGACCCGGAGAAGCATTATGGGCAGAAAATCCGCTCTACACCGTTGCCGAGCTGGAGAAGATCCGAGCCATCCAGGGGGAATGGTCGTTCTCAGCGCTCTACCAGGGCAGGCCCCGCCCGCGCGGCCACAACGTGTTCGGGACCGAGACCTACCGGTCAGTGGCACTCGCAGAACACCGTCGGATCATCTACGGCGACCCCGCGGCCAGCGAGAAGACCACGGCCGACGACGGCGCGATGCTGCTACTGGAGTGCGAGGGGTATGGGGCGGACATGCGCTGTCACGTGGCCGACGTCAATAAGGGACACTGGACGGTGCCGCAGTACGCCCGCGAAATTGCGAAGTTTCAGGCCCAGCACGGTGGTATTGAGACGTGGGTAGAGTCGGTCTCTGGCTTCAAGGCGGTCGCCCAGATTTTACGCGAGATCGATCCTGACCTGCGAATCAAAGAGGACTTCCCCGTGGGGGACAAATTCCAGCGTGCGCAAACCTCGGCCGCCGCTTGGGGCCGCGGTCTCATCACCGTTCCACACGCCGAGGAAGTCGACTGGGACGTGAAGGCATTCTTGCGCGAGGTGCAGCGGTTCACCGGCGTTGGCTCGCGCAAGGACAACCAGGTCGATTGCCTGACCGGCGCCTACAATGTGGCGCGACGGCACCAGCCTGTCAGCTACCCCAAGCCGGCGCCGCACTGGAAGCCGAGGCGCTAGAAGCGTATAGGTGAAGAGAGAGGAATGACACATGAGACCAGACACTCGAGAGTTCCGACAGCTGCCAGTTTCCTCCAACTGGCGGACGACCGACAATATCGCCAACTACCGGTCCATCATGATCGAGCATGAGCAGGGCTACTTCATGCAGTCGGCGACGTTCTGGGAAGAGTGTCTAAGCGACGACAGGATCGCCGCCGTGGTCGATACTCGGATCGATGGCCTGCTTTCTGCCGACATCGAATTCGTTCCGGTGGATGACCGCAAGAAGGCCAGGGGGCTCGCGGATGAATTGGGCGGCAGCGACCGCACACAGGACGATGGCCTGTGGATGCACATGCTCGATCCTGACAACGCGAGGGAGCTGCTCAAGTGGTACGTGGGCCTCGGTTTCTGCTACGGGCCTATCGTCTGGGACCACAAGGGCGGCGAGTGGATTCCGCGCGTAATTCCCTGGCATCCGCGTTTCGTGCGATGGAACTGGTCGAACTGGAAATACACTGTTACCGCGTGGAATGAACCGCTCGTGTACCTGCCCCGCACGGACGAAGAGCCGCGCAGCGACGGCAAGTGGTTTGTCATGGGAGGATACCGCTCGTGGATGAACGGTCTCGTGCGCTCGCTCGGCGTGCTCTATCTCGACCGCACGTGGAATCAGCGCGACGCCGCTCGCCGGTCCGAGAAGTACGGCATGGGCATCATCAAGGGCTTGACCCCTCCCGGCCCGGACACCGAGGACAAGGCGCGCTTTGGGGCCAGCCTGCGCAACCTCGGAGCCGAGCCGACCATCATTTGCCCTCAAGGCGAGGATGGCTCCCCTGGGTTCGACGTGGACGTGGTGGAGGCCAAGGGCGAGGGTTGGCAGATCTTCGGAGACCGCGAGAAGGGATTGAACACCAACATAGCCGTGCGGGTACTCGGGCAGAACCTCACGACCGAGGTGAGCGGGGCGGGAAGCCTGGCCGCTGGCAAGGTCCACGAAATGGTTCGCGGAGACATCAAGCGCAACGACGCTCGTTTCTTCATGAAATTTCGCAACCAGGTTCTGACATGGTGGACGGGCTACAACTACGGAGATCCGGAGTTGGCCCCTTATCCCAAGGCTCAAATCACCGCGCCCGCTGACCCCCTCGACGACGCCAAGGAGCTTCTTACCGTGGTGTCGGCTGTCGCATCGGCGCCGCCCGAGCTCGACGTGGTGGCCATCCTCGAAGCGCACGGGCTGCCGGTACTCGAGGGCGACGAGCTGGCGGCGCGATTGAAGCAGATGCAGGCGCTGCGGCCGGCGGCACCTCCAGCATCAGGCGCATCCCCACCTGGCGCTAGTGACGAACAGGGGACCACCCCGGCGGCCGAAGGGGCGACCGTGGACCTCGGCGCCGCCCACCAGCTATCAGAGGCCCTCACGCTGAGTGCGGGAACCGGCACCACCCGCAAGCGCGCCAAGTACCAGGTAGCACAGGCCAGCCGGGCGGCGCGCGTGGCAAGCAAGACGCTGAGGCCGTTCATCACACAGGTACTTGCGGCGGTGGATGGCGCAACCTCCTATGAGGACTTGCGCAAGCTGATCGTCGCCGAGGCTCGCCGCAAGGGCGCCGACGTCGCGGGCCTGGAAAAGCTGGTGGCCCAGGTCAACATCCTGGCGCGCCTGCACGGTCGCGAGGCGGCCCTGACGAACGTTCTGAAGTAGGCCATGGCCGACCTGCAGATCAAAGAGAGCGAGCACTACGCGGAGGCCATCGCCTCCGTGCGCAAGCGCGTGCCCGTTCCACGTGCAACGTGGGACGCGATGCAGGTCGAGGAGCGCGCCCACGCCTTCACGGTCGCGGAGGTCGCGCGCACCAACGTGCTACAGTCGGTGCTCGACGCCATCGACAAGGCGGTCGAGAAGGGCACGGCCATCACGGACTTTCGCGCTGAGGTGGCGGACAAGTTGATCGACCAGTGGGGCGGGGAGATACCGGGCAGGGTCGAGACCATCTTTCGAACGAACATCCAAACGGCATACGCCGAGGGACGCCACGCGATCAATAGCGCTCCCGCGGTGAAAGAGGCGCGGCCCTACTGGCGATACGACGACACCGACAACGATAGAGAGTGTGATGAGTGCCACGAGTGCCACGGCACCGTGTTGGCAGCCGATGACCCGGCGTGGAGCAAAATGTATCCGCCCTTGCATCACCAATGCGAGTGCACCGTCACGGCGCTGACTCCAGAGGAGGCCCAGGACGAAGGGATCGACGAAGAAGGGCCAGACGTCGAGGCCGACGAGGGATTCGGACATGAGCCGAGCAGCATCGGGAGCGATTGGGCGCCAGACTTGACGAACATCGATCCCGAGTTACGGTCGGCGCTAGAGGCTCGTCTACGCAGGTAGATTCGACTTTGCGCACAGTTCGGGGCGCTCAGCGATATACGCTTCGCGCGCCATCATGGCCGTGCGTTCTGTAGCGTAATAGCCGAAGGAAACTCGCTTGTAGTTGACGCCAATGTACGCTTCCCACTTTTTGTGGCGCTTGTCCCAGGACACCCCAAGAAAGCGACTTGACGTGTTTGCTTTTCGTCGATGTCGATTCCGACCGTTCTGAGCGTTCGTTACCAGACGAATGTTCACGCGTCGGTTGTCTAGACCATGCCTATCCGGTTGACGCCCAATCGGCGCGGAACGGGTTGAAATGCGTCCGAAGCTCATCTTCGGACACCAAAATGTGCGCCTCGCTGTACATCAACTCTGGTTCACACGCTTCCGGCATGTAGACCACCCCTGGCTTCCCCTGGCCCATAATGT